CACGCGCAGCAAGATGCCGCCAAGCGCAATCACCGCGACAATCCACGGATGCCAATTGGCAGGAATTTGCGTTTTGATGTCATCTGGCAACTCAGCCCAGACCATCGGCAGCACGGCCAGCACGGCGAAAACCTGTGTCGAATGCCAGCGCCAAGCGGTTTTCCAGTTTTCAACCATTTTCATTTTTATTTCCCCAGAAAGAATTGCGCAAATAATTTCACAAGAGCCGCGAAAAAGATAGGCACTTCATCCCGTGCAGCCTGCCCGGCCCCGTCATCCCGGATCTTCGGTGCTGGGATATACGCGGCATTGCGCGCAAGCCTTGTGGCGCGGTCGATGATGCCTGTGTCAGCATCCTGGATGCCCATGCGTTCGCCCATTACGCGCCGCGTCCATCCAGTTTTGAATGTGGGCCAATGCTTAAGCCTTTTCAGGAATGCAAAACGCCTTTCGCATAAGGCCTTGACCACGGCGGCAGGATCTTTGCGCATGGCTGCGTCTAAGGTCATTATGCCCACAACGCCGTCCTGCGTCACGCCAAGCACAGCCTGCAATTCGCGCGCCGCACGGCTTGGACCCGAGTTGACCGCGTAGTCATAGACCGCTGCGTCAATGCCGCTTGGCAGGTCATCCCCGCGCACGGCATCCCAGTATTGCGTTTTGTAAATCTCATCGCGCTCTTTTGCGTGCATCTTTCGCACCGCTTGGGGAATCCGCCTAGCACGCCGCCTGTGCGCGTCGTAGGTGCGCTGCGTTACGCCCTCCATGGTAGCGCCGCCAGGGTCTTTGGGATGGTCAACATACCCGCCCTCATATGCCAAGACCCAATGCTGTACGGTTTTGTAATTGGCTTTCATATCGCCCTCTAAATGCTGCGCCGCGCGCGGCTTATCTCGCCCTCGGCTGCGTCAAGTGTGATAGATACAAGCGCCCGGTTTGCGCTGTATGCATGGCCATAGGCGTAGGCATCGCGCGGAATGATTGTGCCGATGCTTTCGCAGGTCATCCCGCCAATATCCTTGCGGGTTTCGTGGTGGATATGCCCGGACAATGCCAAGCGGTTGCGCGTGCGGCCCCATATCTCGGGCCATTCAGCGGCGGCGAAATTCACCAGCCGCGCGGCGTTTGCCTTATCGCCATGGTGCAAAACGACCATGTTTTTTCCAAACTCATGCACATAAAATTCGCCCGCGTGGTCGATGATGGTCACGCCCTCAACATCGGCGTAGTGCTGCGATAGGGCCAAGGTGACGGCATAGTGCGCGGTTCGGTCGTGATTGCCCCGGCACCCTCGATAAATCACGCGGGCGTATTTGCCGCGCAACGTATCAATCGCGTATTTCATCGCCACAACCGCGCGCCGCAAAATCATGAAATAGCGCGTATCGGCGTCAAGCTGATGCCCTGATTGCGTGAGGTTGGTTTGGTCATCAACGTGCATCAAATCGCCTAGCTGCGCCAGCAAGGCAGTCCCAGCGCTTGGGGTCACGCCTACCAGCCGCCCGAACACATCTTGGAAAACCCGCGTGGCCTTCTTGCCGTCCCAATCGTGGCCAGTCTCCTCTAGATCCGCCAGCATGCCGATGTGCAGATCCGCAACGGGGAACACAGCCAAGATGTCATCTGGCCCGGTTTTGCAGTCCATATGAACCGCACGGGGCATATCGGCCAAGCCATCGCGGATTGCGTCGATGATGCGGTCAGGGTTGCCTTGCTCTTGCGGCACAGACCATCGCACCGAATGCGCGGGCGTGCCGTCAGATGCCGCAACCTTAATCCATCCGCCCTTGACCAGCCCCATATCTAGCCCAGACACCTTTACCGCCTGCTGGTGGCCATGTGGCGCATTCTCCCACGCCAGCGCAGCCTTGACCCAACGCTCCACGGATGAATAGGGGGCGTCCATTTCCCGCGCGACAAGGGTGTAACTGTGAAGGCGATTGTATGCCGCAAGGGCTGTGATTAATCGCGGGTCGTCCGCTTCAAGTCTTGGTGTTGGCATTCGGTTTTAATCCCCGCAATTCGCTTGCCAGGTCATAGATGAGCTGCGGAAACTGGTCCCTATGGACCGCCGCAACCTCTACGCCTCCACTGTAAATCCGCAAAAACCCCTCTGTTACCGCCCACGTTGGCCTATTTGTCATCGCCCAGCGCTATGCGGGACAGAAGCGCCTCGGTCAGCAAATCCTGAATATGCAATTCTGCGCGGATGCCCTCGGCGACTAGGCGCATTTCATCGGTTGAAACTGCCCACCTATCAGGCGGCAATCCCCTATCCGCGCGGGAAACAAACTTGCGCACGGCGTCACGGCTTGCTTCGGTGGATTTCTGGAACGCGGCTAGGTCGGTCATTTTTTAACCTCGCGCAATAATTGCTTAACGTCCGATCCAATTTCATCCAGGCGCTTATCCACTCGCGCGCGGCCCTCCTTAGCCGCATCCATATCCTCGCGGCGTTGGTTCCATAGCCGCTTGATTTCCTCTGCGTTTGCCACCCCGCGCGATTCCAACCGAACCAGCCACGCAATTGCACCCACTAAGGCAAGGATGATGCCCCAAAAGTCGCGCATAAAATCCATCATATTCCTGCCTTTATTAGTGTTTTCTGTGCAGCGTCCACCTCTTGCAGCCATGCGGTCTTGCAATGATTAGGTTGGAACCAAAAGGCGGTGTCTATAATATCGCGCCGCTTGGCCCATTTGGGGTCTGACATGCCGTCAATGAAAGCCCGCGCGCTGGTGGTCTGGTGCGTTGAGCCGCCGAATACCGCCGCATTTAGCACCCGACTTCCCGCCGCGATAAGCATCTCTGCAAACCGGGCGAGGATGTATATCGGGCGGGATAGCCGGGCGCGGTTCATGGTCGGTTATTTGTCGTCAATGCGGGTGTAAAGGAAGTCGCCCGTGACAACATCAAAAACATCCGTGCGATCAACGCCGCGCGATTGAATCGGGCATGTCGGGTCTGCGTAATTCATATACAGCACCTTGCCGGGCGTTACCTTTGACATAACGCTGACTGTTTCGCAGCCGTTGATTGCGCTTGGTGCGGCAATCGCGCTCGTAGCCATCAGGGCGGATGCGATAACCGCAAGTTTGATAATCTTCATTGTAGTCTCCTTTTTAAACCTGCATCCGGCAGGTGCGGTAATTACGGCCAATAATCTGCATTCGTGGCAAAGTCTGCCGGGATTGACTCCATGCCTTTTAGCGCCTTGGCCGCGAATATAAACGCGCTCTCATTATTCGCCGCCGCCTGCCCAAAGGCAAAGCAAGTCTGTGCATCCATTGGAAACAGCGTGTTGTCGGCCGCAATCCATGCAAAGTCTGCGGCCCCACCGTGCCAGCGCATAAAACCAGCAGGCGCACCTGCACCCATTGCAAAGCCTGCAAGAGTTGCCGCGCCCGTTATGCGCGCAAGGCTGGCTTGGTCGCAATCAAAGTCTTTGCCTGCGAAGGCAAAGGTTGCTGTCATGCGGCGGTCGCGTTCGGCATTTACTGACGCGCGGGCTTGGGCCAGTGCAATTGCGGGGTCTGGCGTGGCGGCTGCAATTTCCGCTGCGGTGTATTCCCGCACTGTGACTTCGCCGGTCTTGGCGTTTGTGATGATTTCCTGCATTATTTCACCCCGTAAATATTTATGCTGCCCAAATCAAATGTTCCGCCTGATGTGCTGATGACAACGCTAGTTGTCGCATTGGTGTAGGCTGTATCTCCTACCGTGACTTCCTTTAATGACGTGGTAGATATGACTGTTGATCCAAAAACACCGCTACTTAAATCGAGGTCGACTATTCCGTAAAATATTGATGCTGAAGATTGAATTGAAGGACTTATATTCTGACCGCCTATTCTTAATACGCTATTGCTAAAAGTGGTTGAAACACCATTAACAACAACCCGCAGAAACTTAAACAACGTAAGGTCCAGGCTTGAAAGCGTTTGCGATGTGCCGCTGGTGGTGGTCATGGTGCCAAGCAAAACAGAGCATAGAAGTGGGGCATCAACATCTATTGGATTATCCCGCAGCCGCGTCAAAAGCAGATCGGTTATAGGGCTTTCCGCATCGACTTCGGAGTTAAGAATTGGCGTGTATGTCATTATGCAATCCTAAAACAAAACATAGGGCAGGTCGCCGTTTGCAAATCGTAGCGTTGTGGCATCGACTAAATATGTGCCAATGCGGCGCTGTGCCACCGTAGATGCGCCGTAATCAGGCCGCGCAGTTTCCGTCACCAAGCCATATCTATTCGTGAACGTGTAGCTTTCGGCGCGGAATGTTATGCGGTTATCTTTTTCCTCCACATAATTGACTTGCAATTGCTCTGGCAATGTTGCGCCGGTCGCGTCTTGCAGCAAATAAGTGGTCATCTCAAGCACGCCACCAAGCTGCACTTGCGTCCGGTCCTTAACATCCAGAACTCCGCTGATGATTTTAGGCGTTGTTGAGTAGCGATTAAGCAGCCGCTTGGCAATTGACGCCGCCGCCGCATCGTCGCCATCTTCACCGAACCATCTGGAATATATCGTCTTGATTGCCTCTTGCCCATATGGGTTTTCATCAACCGTAGCAATCACCAGCTTTTTATAGTTGCGCGATTGGTTTGCGCCTTCGGTCGGGTCAATGACCCCGTGCCAGAAATACATTGCCGAGATGCGCTGGTCTTCGCCCATCGTGATCTGGGTTTTGCCCGTGATTAAATTCGCCGCATCACTTACCCGATAAGGATCGTCCGCAGGCTCAAGCGGTCGGTTCGCTCTAAATCGGATCTGTTGCGCGATTTCATCCCACCAGACAAAGACGCCATGCTGCGATATTTCGCCAATTAACATTGCCACGCCTTCCGGCTTGGTAAGCGTGACGGTCAACTTAACTGACGAAAGCCACCTGTCGTTTTCGGCCTCCCAAGATGGTGTGTCAATAAAGGCAGGGTTAACTCCAGCGTAATCAACCAGAAGTGTGTATATGCCCTCCCATGGCTTAAAATTGGCAGCATATAAGCATTGCTGCACAGTGTCGTTTATGCTGTGGGAAGTCGCTTGCGTTCCGTTCACGCCCCTTGCGGTGATTGTGAACACATCGCCCGCGCGTGTGTAAGACATCACCTCACGCCCCACGTTCAGCCTGCCTGCCGCCGCGTATTCAGCGCCGACTGTTGCCGGGGTGACTGTCAGGCTGGTGGCCGTGTCAGATATTGCAGCCAGCAGCTTGCCCCGGCTTGCCTTGGGAGCAACCGACTTGGTATTATCAGCAAGGTCTAGAATATCCTTGGCGACGATTGTCACCTTGCCGTCAGCATCCGGCCCAGACCATTCCGAGATAACGTAGGACGCCGTGCGCATATCGGCCAAGGCTTCCCCGACGTAGCCGTATTTGACCCGCAGCGCCTTGCCCACATAGTACGGCTGTCGCGCAATCAGCTTGCCGAAGAACGTGCCGCGATCTGTCGGGGAATACCCAACGCCGGAAAACTGCGCAGATCCGTCAACGCGGCCCGCCTGATAGGGGTCTGTCAGCGTGTCGTGGTATGTGAAGTCCTGAAGGCTCACAGTCACCCGCGCGCGCTTGCCTAGCGCTGTGGTGCGTGGATCAATGCCCGACAAGTTGATTTCAGCCGGGCGGGTTGTCACGCCTTGCAGCGCCGGGAAAATGGTTTGACCCTTTGGCAGGCCAGATTGGTTATAGGCAAAGCGCAAGGTTTGCGTGCCAGCATTGTAGGCCGCTGCGGCCTGGCATGTCTTTAACGTATTGAAGCATTTATTGTCGCCAGTTGTGCCAAGTACAGCAGTGCAAGCGCCAACACCATAAACAAGCGTGCAAAGCGGTAAATCTAACTCAACAATAGTTAGTGGTTCGCGGCTGAGATTACTCACTGTAAACCCTCGCAGCAATTCCGAATGACATGAAGTCGCGCGGCCCGCTATTGGTCGGCCTGATCACAGCCCCGTCACGCCATGCATAATGAATATCTTGCGCGTAATCGCTTGGACGCCACGCCACGAAAAACCCGCCGCCGCGATTGAATGCCGTCATGAATGACTTGAACAGCGCGCCGCGAATAAACGCAGGGGTCAGGTGGTCAATCCCAAGAGATAGCGTGCTGCCCTCGGCAATGACGCTGGAGCCTAGCAGGTTGCCGCCGACCGACACGTTGGATTGCAGTTGCACCTCGGTCGGCACGATCACGGGCGCAAACCCCTGATATAGCCGTTGCGGGATTACCAGATCATTGCCGAAGAACACCACGCCGATATAAAGCGGGTCGCTTGCGGTCAGCCCTGTAACGTTAAACCGCCAGTCTGCCGCGTTAGCCCCCGTTGTGACCACGCGAAAGGCGATAGGAGTGTTGTCCGTTGGCGTGTGCACTCCACCACCCGCATCGGTCCAGTTTGCCCCGCCGTTGGTGCTGCGCTGCAATGACACCGAAGCGCCAAGCGTAAACAGGTTATGGGCGGCGATGCTGGCAAAGGAAATTGCAATGGCAGATCCGAAGGTGACTTGAAACTGTGCCGTGGTAGCCGTCACGTTGGGAAGCCAATAATCGTATGTTGTGCCAGTAACCGCGTTAGACCTGCCCCCATCGGCAAGCGTGGCTGTGCCGCCAAGCGTGGCGGTTGCGGCTAGGTTATTCCAAGCCACCAGCGGATTATTGACCTGCCCACCAAGGGCAGTTATGCGCGCTGCGGATGTTACAATGCTCATGCGGTCATAATCCTGTATCCCCGATCGCCTGCCTCGGTGGATAGGCGATCCAATAGCCCGCCGATCATGTCGCCCGTGAATAGATCATTGGGACCGAAGCCAGTCAGGCGCACGTCAAGCGGGGTCTGCGCAGGGGCTTGGGATTGCGCGGATGAACCACCGCCGCCGCCCCCCGTTGCGCCTCCGCCACCGCCTCCGCTATTGACCGACCTAATCGCGTTCACAAAGCCGATGCCCTTTGCCAAGACGGTTGCTGCCGCTGCAATGTTGGCGGGAAAAGGCAGCTTCAACGCCTCCGCCGCGCCCTGATATGCGCTGATCAAGGCTTGCGCCGCGCCAAATACCTTGGCGACCTTAAGGGCCTTTGCGTTGGTCTGGCCGATTGCGTTCAGGATTTGCTCACCTGCACCCAAAGCCATGCTAAGGGCGCTTTGATTTCCGATTTCACGGATGCCAGCAAGTCGCCTCTGGTGCTCCTCCTCCAGCCGCTCCCGCAGCGTGTGGTATTCGGATTCGGTAAGCGCCTTATTTGCAAGCGCATCCTCTAGCGTGGTCTGCCCTTCAAGATACCATTCCGCGACCGCATCGGCCTCTGTTGCAAGCCCTTCTTGCAAGGCCTCTAGCCGTTGCGCAAAGTGGTCTTTGATACCACCGCCACCCCCACCACCGCCGCCGCGCGGGGCATTGGCTGCATTGAAGTTGCCCACGCTGTCGATCCCGACTTGTTGCGGGCGTGTTCGGGGCGCGCTTGGGTCTGCCGTGAATGGCACGGAAAGGCTGGACCCGTCGCTGCCCGCCATTTCAAGAGCGCCCTCCGCACCCGGCAAAGCATTCATCGCTGCCTTAGCCGCTGCCGCAGCATTCCAAAGCCTGGCTGCAAGCCCCTCAATGTTGCTGTATGCCGCGCTAAAATCCGAACCGTTTATACCCTCAAAAGCCGTGGTGATCTCATTGGCCCGCGTGATGATTTCGGACATCTTGGCTTGAAATTCTTCCGCCTCAATCGTGCCAGCGGCCAATTCCTGCTTGGCCTTGTCGGTTTCATCGGCAAGCGCGCGCATTTCCTCGGATGCCTTTGTTTCATCAAGCGCGGCTAATTCGTCTGCGAATATCCTGAATTGAGGGGATGCAGTCGCGGCAACAGTCGCCAGCGCGTCAATTTCAGAAGTTATAGCCGCAAGTTCGGGCGCAAACTCCCTAATTAAATCGGGACGGCCCAGAAGCTTGTTAAAAACATCCTCGCCAAGTGCGGTTTTCGCGGCCTCAAGCGTGCCGAAAAACTCATCGAGCGTGACCTTGGCCCCGGTTACACTGCCCGCAAAAGCGATCAGCGCGTTAGCCGTTGCCTCTATGCCAGGAGCCACCGCGCCCGCCATTGTGTTGCCAAGGCCCTGCATCACCATGCCAAGCCGTCCGACCGCATCGTTAGCGCGCTCTACGCCTTCGGCCGAAGCCTGCGAGACCGCAATACCGAAGCGGTTTTGAAACTCTGCCGCCTCTGCCGCCTTGCTACCGTAATCGGAAAGCATGTTGATTGCATCGCGGCCAGACTTGCCGAAAACTTCCATCGCCAGCGCGGTCTTTTCAGCCGGGTCTTTGATCGCGTCCAGGCTGGATGCAATCTTGGCGAATTGATCGTCGGGCGAAAGGCCTTGCAGGTCCGCAATCGAAACGCCCAGACGCCCGAAGGCCTCCGTTTGCGTGACGGTCCCTTGCCGCAACTCATCAATGTTGCGCTGCATTTTGCCAAGCATGTTGGACAGGTTGCCCGCCTCAACCCCAGCTTCGCCCGCAACCATAGCCATTTTCTGGAAAGCCTGCGTGGTCAAGCCAAGGCTGCGCGCCTGCTTTGCCAGCACGTCAATATTTGCCATGGATTTGGCGGTTAGTGCTACCATGGCGATTGCAGTGGCCGCAAGCGCAGCCCCGGCCACCTTGCCAAACTTGGCAAGGCTCATTTCAGCCCCACGCATCCCGGTTGTCAGTGCAGCGGTATCGGCTCCGACTTTGATAGCGACATCGCCAACAACTTTGCTCACTTGCTATCCTCCATCCAGTCGCGCAGGTCGTCAAAGTCAGCCGCAGTCATCCGGCCAGACTGGCCAGCCGCGCGCTCTTCACAGATTGCGATTTCTTCTAAAAACTCGGGCAAGGTCATTTCCCAAAACTCACTTGGGGAAAGGCCAATGGCCCGCGCCGCCCGGTAAAACCCATCCCAATCAAGGGAGGGGATAGCGCCCCCGGTCAGGCTTCCGGATGCGCTTCCGGCTTTTTTGGCTTTGGTTCCGGCATCACGCAAGACACAAGAAGGTCAAGGAAAGCTCGATATTCGGCGGCGTTATCCATGCCCTGCATATGGGCTAGTGCATCGTCCTCAGTTGTGTTGACGCCCGCGCTGTTGATCAGTTCGGCCAAAACAAAAGCCGCATCGTAAAGCGAACCCGCCCCGCTGTTTACGCGAATAATCAACTCGACAAGGTTGAATGAAGGATCGTCGCGCTTCCCCTTGCCCTCAATCCGCCGCAACACTTTGTTTGACGGGGTGACAATCACATCAACCCCGCCATATGGAATAATCACATCACGAAAAACGCTCATTAAATTGCCGTGAACGTGATTTCGCCAGCCGACTGAATCGACGCGGTGAATGTTGCTGCGTCATCGTGTGGCGCGCCGATTTCGAAGCTGGAAAAGTGAAACTGCCCCGCGACAGTGCCAAGCCCGTTGATGTCGATTTCATATGCGCCCAAAAGCGCGGTCGTGACCCCGAGAGACGCGGCAAGCAGCACGGTGCCATCAAGCAAGCCCTCGACCGACATATCAACCGACCGCAAGGATGCGTCATCCAGCAAGGTGCGCCACCCGTCAGCTTCCTTGTCTGTCACGTCAATCGCTTCGTTGTTGATTGTGATGCTGTCCGCCCGCGCGCCAGCAACCAGCACCCGCGAAACGCCAGTCCCTTGGTAAATGCGGATTTTCCGCCCTGCCATTTTAACCATCTGATAGGCTCCATATGTAAAAAGGGCTTGCTAAGGGCCCGGTTAAAGCAAAGCCCATCAGGCTTTTTCGATTATCCCGCGATATTCCGCGATGCCGTGAAAGCTGCCGTCCGCAACCTGCGTTACATCCTGGCTTTCAAACTGCAAAAGCGTGGTATCGTACCCGGTGATTGTGAGTGTGCCGTGGTGCAGCCGGTCATAGATTTGACCTTGGATTATCTTGGCCTCTGCCATGCTGGCTGACCGGCTGCGCGTGTGGATGCGCGCGACAAAGTTGAAGCCGTTTACTTCCTTGGTGTCGAATTGCGAAAAAACCGCCGTGCCGATTGTCACATACGGCCAGCTTGCCAATGATGCCCCATCAGATGCTTGCGGGGCCACGTCATAGACCCGCAGCCCAAGCGCCGAGATAGCGCCGAAAAGCGCCTTTTGGGTTTCAAATTCTGCTGACATTATACCGCCGCCCGCTTTCGTTCCCGCGCAAGCCGCGCTTCAAGTTTTTTAACAAAGGTTTCCAGATATATGCGGT